TTCTAACGATTTCGCAAAATCATCGGACGATCCGCCCGTGCCTGCGATGGCGGTTCGCAACTGAACCCATTGTTCCGTGCTCAATTTCAGCTTTTCAGCCTGATCGGCGATCTTTGCACCGGTTTCGGCTGCGCCCTTCGTCAGCGCCGACACCATGGCGCCGACAGCGGCGATAACGCCCGCAGCGGCGATCTTGAATGCGGTTGCACCGGAGATCAGGCTGGCCCCAACCGTCCTGCCGACGTTGTCAGCCTGTTGTCCGGCCTTCGCCATGGCTCCCGCAGCCTGCGCAGCTGCGTCGTTGGTCGCATTCAGTCCGGTCGTGACCTGCCTTGCGGCGTCAGCGCCTTGCGTGCCGAACGCTGTAGCGGCCTGGGCGAGCTCCTGAAATTTATTGCCGAGTTGCGTGCCGGTTGTGATGAGGTCGCTGATTGCCTTCTGGGCTTGCTGGAAGCGCGCCGGATCGACCTTGGTTTTCTCGGCGGCATCCTGAATTTGCTTGAACGATTTCTCGCCAGCCTTGCCAAGGTCTTCAAGCGCCTTGCGGACGTCGTCGCCGCCCTCCAGGCTTATACGTTGGCTTATTGTCGCCATCAGCCCTTGATCCGTTTCTCGTAGAACTCGGTCATGCGCCCTGCCGCTAAAGCGAAGATGCTATAGAGATCGAGCCGCTTGCGGATGTTGACTTGGCTGACGCCGACGAACAGCGGTCCGAGTTTCCGGTTGGCGGCGTCGAACAGCAACGGCGGCTTGCCGGCAACATTCACCGACACCAACCGGCGACCGTATTGCCTCGGCGAATGAATGCCGCCCGGCAGGTTCCGTTCGAGCGGCAACCACAGCAACGGCCGGCCGCGGATTGTGGCGCCGCTCTCGAACACCCCAGCGAACGGGATGGTGTCAAAGATCAGCGCCGCGGGATCGCCGCCCTTGTTCGGAAAGAACTTCGACGTTAGCGCCGCCCGCCAGCGTGCCGGGAAACCCGCGCCCGCGATATTGGCCCGGCCCTGCTCTACCGCGAATGCAGCAGCATCCTGCACCGCGCCGGCCCTGGCCTCGTCGATATCCCGCGCGATTTCCTTGATCAGCCGCTCAAGCACCCCTTCCTGCTCAGAGAATACGAGTTTCATGTCAGGTCAGGATTGGCACGAATGAGCAAGTTTTGGCACGGGACGCCAAGACGGGCGCTTTGACATCGGATAGCGAAGCACGTCGGAATGAAAGGGAAAGAAATCGTGCCTAAATTTCTATGCTTGATATGTGGCATTGGATCGGTGCTCTCAGTGGCCGCTTGCGGAAAAGTGACCAGTACGCAATCCGCCAATCAACCCACGCCTGTAGCCATCACTCAACCCACGCCTGCGACACTCGCGGCTCACGCATCAGCAAAAGCAACTACCGGACCATGTCAAACCCCGAATGACCGCGATGCCCGTGGTCATCGTTGCGGTGGCCGCGCCGCCAGTGAGCGCAAAGGAGGGAGGTGATGCATCACCATTATCCAAAAAATAGACCTTGATGCCCATGCGATTTGCGAGGAATAAACCCAGTCATGAAATCAGCTGCTCAGTTTTTCCTCATCGCCTGGCTCGTCTTGGGTGGCGTCTTCGCGCTCATCGCTTGGTCAACAACCCCCTGGCTGTGGCTCCTTTTCGGCCCTCTGTGGCTCGGATTTGTAAATCTTTGGGGTGCCGCAATGGGCATGATCCCTTATGGGACCAAACTTTCCGCAACTAAAGTCACCCGCCCAACTCCTTGAGCGCCTTATCGATCGATTTCTGATCGCCCTGCGCGCCCATCGCGGCGATCACCAGATCGTTCGCCCGATCCTTCCGGTCGAGCTGCTCGCCGAATTCGAGATAGGCTGCGATCTGCCGCGGCGTCAGCGTCATTGCATAGTCGGGTGTAAAGCCGGCTCGTCGGCCGAGGGCGACGACGGCGACGGCGATTTCCGCAAGCGGACCTTCACTGGCTTTGCCCTTTCGTCCGTTCCGCCGATGAGGCCCGTCAGCGCCTCGACGAAAGAGCCGATCCCGTTTGGGAATGTCAGCCGAAAAATAGACGTGAGAAATTTCAACTGGTATTCGGGCAACAGCTTCGCCGCGTGTTGCTCGTAGGTCTCGTCAGCGAGGTGCCCGCAGCCCGCTGCGATGATCGGGCCAATGGCGGTGCCGCAGCCCTCGATCAATCGCGGGACCAGGTTGTCGCCGAGGCCGCCGCTGACCAGCGCTTTCAACTCTGGAAACCGGGCAACGATCGAGGCGATGGCGTCAACAGAAACACCACGCACATTGATCCGCTTGCCGTCGATCCTGACGACCTCGACCGCCGTTGACGGTGCGATATCCAGCAGGTCGGCCATGACCGCAGCTCCTATGGGACCACCGGTGCTTCGTGCACGGTGAACACGCCGAAGTCTCCAGTGGTGTCATCCTTCTGCACCTCGGCCTCGATCTGCAGCGTCGAGAAGTCGTCCGCATCGGTGATAAACGAGAAGTCGCCGGTGGGGTTGATCGAGATGCGTCCGGTATAGTCAACGTGCTGGCCGATATCATTGGTGCCTTCGACTTTGATGAGTCCGGCAACCTCGTTCTTTTTGAAAGCAGCGATCGAGATGCTGCCGTCGACATCGGGTGCCTCCAGCTCGCCCAGCGTGAAGATCGCCAGGTTAGGCGCGTTGATCTCGTCCAGCGTGAACTTGATAGTGGCGCCGGTTTGCGTGATGGCAGAGAAGTCTTTCACTTTCACGCCCTCGCGCGAAGAGAAGTGCTCCTTCTTCTCGATGGTCGGCGACCACACGAAGCTCGGCGCGTTGCCCAGATCGAGGAAGTCGGCGGCGCCATCTTCCTTGAACGAGACGATTCCCTTGCCGATGTGATAGTTCTGAATGCTCGGTGACGCGGGCATGGTTTATAGCTCCTCTATTTTGAGTGCGTACTTGAACATGAACTGAGCGCGCAGCGCCCCCTGCAGCGACCGTCCCCAACCGAGGTCGGTCTGGCAGCCGAGATACCGGATAGCGCCATTGCCGAACCGCCCGGTCTTAACGATCGTCTCATTAAGCTCGGTGTCCGTCAGCACCCGCTTGATTAGCTCGCGCCGCAGGGTGGTGAGATCCGATCCAGCCTCGTCCGCCTGCTGTGCGATGACGATCTCGGGATGCATGCGGACCATTGTCGGCCGGTTAGGAGGCCGCATGGACAGATCGGAGGCATCGCCGGTTTCCTCGTCGCCATCGAACACGATCGCCGCCGGCAACTGGTCTTCCGGGATCTCGACGTTGTTGCGCTGCGCCGAGCGGATGTTCGGAATGGTCGCGACCACCACGAGCAGCCGCGCCAGAATGTCCTCGCGAACATCAACCAACGGCGTCAGCCTTCAAACTGAATCGCACCTCGCCAAAATCCTCGCCGTTCGGGCTGCCGCGCAGTTCCCACGACCGCACGATCCAGGAGCGACCATTGAACGAAAGCACCGCGTCGGCATAGTTGGCGCGCGCGATGCCCTTTCCGGTTAGCTCAGGGACACGAACAAAAGCGCCGGGGCGCACGCTTTGCACCTCGGCGCCGGCATTCGATCCGGTCGTCAGTAGCTTCGGCCTCGTGTCGTCGATGACAGTGATATCGGCCCCGGTATCGGCCCCCACCACAGTCATTACCGCGGACACGCCCAGTTCCGCGTAGACCGGGTCGTACAACATCGCGCTATAGTCGATAGTCATGCGTAGAACCGCATGTATTTGTAGAGCAGGGCGTTGACGGTATCGGTCGCCTGCATCAATGGCGCGGCGCCGCCGGCCTTGCCGAACATCTGCACCGGATCGAAATACTGCACGCGGGTTTCACCATGCGCGACCGATCGGACGCTGGACGCAGGAACCTTCGATTGCATCTGCGCCGCCTGGACCAACAGCCCGGTCGCTGCCTTGAGTGCCGGTGGCGCCTCGTCCGGCAAATGATAGCCGCCGCTGTAGGTCACTGTGACCGGCTCGGTCCAGGCGCCCTCGATGCGCAGCTTGCCGGATACGTTCTCGACTTCGTAGCCAGCCGGATCGAGGATGTTGCCCCTCGGCGACTCCACCGCGGTGATGTCCGCATCGGCGACCGGATAGCGCGTCAGGAACAACAGCGCGCGATCGAATGGCGCTGACTCACTGCGCCAGGTCTCCGCGACCGTCTCATACGCAAACACGCGATTGCACATGGTGGCAACGACGTCGCTGTACTGGTCAATCCACATCTGCAACTGCGCATCCTCGCCGGTGTTGCTCAGCGGCACGTTGAGCATGCCCTTGAGCTCGTCGAGCGTCAGCAGCGCATAGCTGTCGGCTGGCACCAGGACCTTGACCCAGACGTCGGCCATCAGCGTGCCTCGTCGTGAAACTGCTCGAACAGGCCGCGCAGTTCGAGCGGTGCCGCCGGGCTCTGATCCGACAGGACCGGCGTGGCGGTGTAGGTCTTGCGGTCGATCGTCCAGCCGACGATTAGCGGTGCGGACGCACCCGGCAGCCCACGCGCACCAGGTTCGCCGCGGTCGCCGCGCTCACCGGCCGCCCCTTTGATGCCCGGCTTGCCGGCCGAGGCGATCAGTTGCCAGCCCTCCCCCGGACAAACCCCAGGCTGGTCGCGCCGCGCGATGAAGCTGCAGCCGTTGAGCGCGACAATATCGAGCGCCGCATAGGTCTCGGTCTCGGCCCATGTGGCGCGGACGTTGGGCATCGCGGCGTCACGCCCAGGGCGCGCCAGGCACACCCAGTCGGGGTGCCCCGGCGCCTGCCCGGTATCGCGGGCGGCCTGCCAAGCCCCACCAGCATGGGCAACAACCGTCCCCGCGTAATGAACGGCGTCAGGCGCCCACTCGCGCACCACCGGCAGCGCCCCGGTCTTGCCCTGTGGACCGCGCTCACCGTCCTTGCCGTCGGCGCCATCGCGGCCCGCCGGCCCGGGCTTACCCGGCTCGCCACGCTCGCCCTTTTCGCCAATGTCGCCCCTTGCCCCGCGCTTGCCTTCCGGTCCCGGAATTCGCGCCAGGGTGCGCACCTCTTCCAGCGCGCGCCGGGCCAGCGCGAGGCACGTGCCGAACCCTTCGAGCAGCGTGTACTGCGGCGCAGGAATGGCCGGTTTCTCGCTCATGCCATGCCCTTTGCCCTTCATGCGGCCAGGAGCCAGGCGACGACGGCTTCGTCATCGTCACACCGTCCAATGGCAGCGGCTTCGAGATTGGCGATCACGCCCGAACCCTGGCCGCGTGTGATAACCGCACCCGAGCCGGCTGCGCCGAGGCCGTCGAGCACAGCAGCCGCGGACCCGGCATGGCCGCGCGCTCCGACCGCTGCCGCGCGAATAACCAACTGCGCCGCGCTATGCCCGACGGCGCCGGCCGAGCCGTTCGCCACCGCGACGAGACTGCGCAGCGTGCCGGCGCCGGCACTTGCCGCGACAACGACACCGTGCGCCTCACCGATAAGTCGCGGCAGGATGCCATCGCCGATGCCTTCGACAAGCGGCGGCCGTTCTGGCTGGTAATAGCCACCGACCACAACACCGACCACGGCATCGGACTCAACGGAGCCGACGAATGCCGCAACATCGGCACCCTCTACGGCATTGAGTGAACCGGCAATCGCACCGGCTGATACGACCGTACCGGCAGCAGCAAAAACATCCGGGCCTTCCGTTGCCGCCAGTGTGCCGAGTGTTGCGACTGCCGCCGCAAACACTGCCGTATCTGCCGCTTCACTCGTGGCGAGCGTGCCGATGCTACCAGCAAGCCCAGCAAAGGCGGCAGCATCGATGCCTTCTGTGGCGCCGAGCGTGCCGATAAGGCCGGCCAGTCCAGCGATTGCCGCGGTATCGCCGGCCTCAGTCGCCGCCAGCGTGCCAAATGACTCGGGCAGCGTCCCGACAACCGGATGACCGCTATTGGTATGGACCTTCCCACTATGCTGTTCGGTGGTGTGAACAACATTTTCGTCGCTGATGAGATGGGCGGTCATGTTGCGTGCGTGACCGTTGCCGAAGTAAGGGTCACGGTCTGACCCACGCTGACGGTCGTGCTGTTGAGAATGATATCAGCAGCACTGATACCAACCGTCAGGTTGTTCACCTTCGTGGCGCCGCCACCATCCTTGATGCGCGCCACTGTCGCGGTCCCGGCATTGGCCGCAACGCCGGACTTCGGCGCCCCCGCCATGGTGATCACGCCGCTCGATTCAGTAAAACTTGGGTCAGACAACGTGATGGTCACCAGTGTCGCCGCAAACGACGCCGTGCAAATCTCGATGTAAGCAGGAGCAGCATTGGCGTCGATCTGCAAGATCGTGGCGGCCATCCGGGCCGTTTTGGTGGCCGCGTCGTAGTTGACTGCCATCAGGGCATGCCCAGGCGAAACGACGCGAGCCGCACCGGACTGTCACGATAAATCTTAGTCGTATTGAGCTTGATCACCGCGTCGGAGTTCTGATCGCCGACATCACAAGAAAACACCTCGGTGCCATCCGCGGCGTCGACCCGCGCCGACGAGGCAGTCCCCTGTGCCAGCGCGGCGTCTTCCTCGGCAATCTGGTTGAATACAAGCTCGCGGTCGATCGCGGCTCTAACAGACGGATCGGACAGCTTGAGCACCGCAAGCGTTTTCCCCTCGTCAGAAAATAGCTTGATGCTGCCGCCATCCATCATGCCAGCGAGAACGTCAAGCATGGCGTTGCTTGCCTCTTCGGAAAGATTGACGATCACGGCTGCGGCTCTTCGTAGACCGGCACAAACGCGCCGTTCTCGTCCCGCTCGATGCGAGTCACCCGACCGGCCGCATCGTTACGCATCGCCGCAAACGGCAATTCGTGCAGCAGACGCGCTGCACTCGCGATCTCTGTTGCAAGTTCCGGCGGGAGAAGCAAATCGACGGCAGGCGGTCCCGCATCACCCCTTTCACCGGGAGGCCCAGCAGGTCCCGGCGCACCGTCGCGCACCGACGCTAAACGGTCGGCGACCTGGCGCTCAAACGCGGCAAGCCGTTCGGCACAGCCGGCCCGGACCTCGGTGATCGACGCCTGCGCCTGCGCCTCGATGAGAGCGCGCTCGCGCTGCCATTGCCGCCGCTCAGTATCGAGCACCTCGCCAAGCGCCTCGCTCCACGCATCAAGCAGATCGTCGGAGTCGTCCGACGCGGGCGGCGCTGGCAAGAATTCTTCTCTTTCGTGCAGTGTCATCGCGATAGCCCTTTTGCGGTGCCGGCGGTTTGGGTTCGGGCGCAGCAGGCTTGCTGCTATCCGGCGCGGGCGGTGGTGCGGCGGGTGCGGGCGGCGCAGGTGTCTTGCCGATTTGACTGAGCGGCACGACCTGCTGCTGCACCCGCGGCTCGTCGCCGAATGGCACGCTGTCGTAGCCTTCCGAATTGCGCGCTTCGTTCGGCGCGAAGATGCCGCCCTGC